GCAGATCGTAAACGTACATAATGAGATTTTGCCCAATGCCGGGAACGTGGAAAGTCTGTTGCAGATGAGCAAGAAGGATTGGGAGCGGGTTATTGAAGATAGGATTATTCCGGCCATGACAAGGCTCAAATTCGCGGGCATAAAGCCATGAGTACAACGTTTGAACTGGGCCCCACGAGCGCAACCGCCGTGACCCTTTATCCTGAATGGGATTACTGGAACGGCGAAAAACAGGTCCGCACGGAAAAACGGGCCAAATCCGGTAGGCTCAGAGTTTACAAGTGGTATGACTATGAGCGGATTGATTTCGGCTTGAACTGGGTCCCTGCCTCGGATGCCGCCGTTGTCAATTCCTGGTGGGATAGCAATACGGAGCTTTTGTGGTTTGTGACCTCGGACAGCACAACGGAGGTTCATAGCGTTATGATCCTGAACGAGGAAACGCCCCTGGCGGCCTATAACAAGCCGTACAACAACTACTATAAGGGAAAGATAGAACTCGAGGGGTATTGATGCCGTATGATGTAACAAGCTGGTTTCAGGTGCAGCTCGAAAATATCGCCTCCGAGCCGGTGCGTCAATTTACCATCGGCACCTCGGATTATTCGGATCGGGTGACACGCTGGCCCCGGATCAAGCGCACGGTGAATGACCTCCGCTCTCTCAAAGTCACCGTACCGCTGGACAATACCGATGGGCATTTCAATGGCTTTTACTCAAACGTTTACACAATCCCGAACACGGCTACATTGCAGCTAGGGTTTAATCATGCCACGAGCGGGGATGAGCTCATTACGCTTTACACCGGATACCTGAAAAACGTCGGCTATAAGCAGGAGGTCTGTGAAGTTGAGTTTGTGGATAACCTCTATGACTTCGAAAAGCGGAAGGTGGGAGCCTCCGATGCGCCGGTCAGTCTGGCGGCTCAGATCCCCTCCGATATAGCCTGGACGCTCTGCACCTGTTACGGCGGGAAATCCAGCCTCGAAAGCACGAACAACCCCGATATTGATTACACGTCCTTCCAGGCCTGGGCCGCTGTTTTATCGGGTGACAGCGTGGAATGTGCGGCGCACTACGATGGCGTGAAAGTCATTGAGGCCCTGAAAAGCCTGGCCGAGGTAACGGATTCCGGTATCTATGTCGAGGGCGACGGCAAGATCAATTTCTTTTCTTACGGCGAGGTCAGCTCCCTTGATAAGACCTTTGTAAATACGGCCTATCAAGACCTTGAGATAGACGTGGAGAGCCAGCGCCTTGTCAATAAGGCTTTCTGTTTTTTTAACTATTCGGTAGCGAGTGATTATTTTCAGAGCACGGTTTATGCCGTCCACACCGATTCGATCAGCTCCTACGGGCAGCATGAGGAAGTCTACAAAGATGATACCATCTGGCATACAACGAGTGTTGATGCCACTGTTCACGCCGAAAAAAGGGTGACGCTTTACAGCGAGCCCCCCCGGAGGTTCGGCATCAACCTCGATCTGTACGGTATGCGCCAAAAAATAGGCGAGACAATCAGGCTCGTGGATAGCTTTTACAGCATCACCTCCGCTGACGGTTGGCGGCTGGTGGAAACCGAGCTCAACATGGACGATGGCCAATTGAAAATGGAGCTGGATGAGGCTGCTACCCTGCACGGTTTTTATCTGGATGTCGATTATTTAGACGGAGAACATCTGTTGCTATGACCGAGTTAAACAAAATTGTATGTGATCGGAAGGGATGCCAGGCCGAGCATACAGAGGAACACTTTAATCAGGGGCATCCGGGCTGGGGGCATATTGCTGGTATTTATGATGACCGTACCGGCGCAGATCGCGCCCATCTTTGCCCCGAACACATGCAGGCAATTAAGGAATTCTTAAACGGAGATGATCTAAGATGACATGGGTTGATCTATCAAGTGCATTCGGATACGGAACGAAACTTACGAGTACCCAAATGCAGAATTTGAGGGACAACATTACGGCCCTTGCCAATGGTGACAGCGGAGCCCCGGCAATCAAAGAGGCCGCCGTCGATACCGGTGCGATAACGGTGAACAAGCTGGGGGCTTCCGCCGTCTCGCAAGCCAAGCTGAAAACGACTACCCATGAGCAGTCAACTGTTGAAACTACATGGCAGCCGAAATGCTTGACCTATGCTGATTATGCGTTTGCATTTCGATGTAAGACGAGCTTAGCCAATCATGACGCATATCTTTGCAGGGCATCTCAAGCGGCTAATCAAACTTTTGACACCACAAGCTATGTTGGCGAATATGTTTATATAAAGGCTACGAGTGGATACACTGCCTATGCAATCTATAGATACGTTCAGGCTTCGGGTGAGGTTTACTGGGTCTGGCTTTTGAGGGACAAGAAAACGGGGCTAATATCAGACGGCGATGCGGCAGGAGATGTTTGTTGTTGGGGTCGGGATCCATCGGAAAGACCTCATCCGTTTACGGAGATCTATGATCCTGAAAAACATGATATTGTCCTATGGACGCCGGATCAGGATGAGCTGAGGGAATTGTATGCCAGGGGTGATAGCGGAGACAGGCAACCGCTGCAAGTGGCCCTTGAGGATTTCTATATTGATGAAGAGACTAACATGGCCTGGCCTGATAAGCCCTGCACCACAAAGATTTTGTGTGATGACAGCTTTGAGGCAATGTTAAAGGGTGAGCCTGTGCGGGTCCTGCAGCAAGTGATACCGCCCTCCCCGGATGTATTGGTCAAGCAAATGCGACCGAATACCAAATGGATATAGCAATGGATAAGCAATGCAGCAAACACACCGGCATTGAGAGCGATATCGGACATCTAAAAGACTCCGATAAAAGCCAGTGGAAGGAGATAAACACATTGAAAAACAGATTTCTCGTTCTGATCACCGGGATAGCATTGACACTCCTTGGCGTGATAGCTGATTTGGCGTTGGCCCTTATCAAGTGAAAACATGCTCAATACGATCTATGAAGATACGAGCGATATCACGTTTGAGGATACCAGCGACTATGAATGGGATGATACGTTCGGAACTATCCCTCACTATGCCCTCGGTCCCACTTGGCCACTGGCTGTCAGCCTTTACCCGGAATATGATCTATGGATAGGAAAGCGGCAAAGGCGGACGGATACCAGAGCGAAATTCGGCAATCTCCGTACCTATAAATGGTATGAGCAAGACAAAATAGAGTTTTCCCTGAATTGGCTTTGCGCGAGTTATGCCTCATTGATTAATTCATGGTGGGACACGAATACGAAATTGCAGTTTTATATCACCTCTAATAACGGGCCGGCAGAAGTACACAGCCTTATGCTGATGAACGAAAACGAGCCCCTTGTGGCTCACAATAAGCCATATATTGAATATTACAGGGGTGAAATCAGGCTAGAGGGTTATTGATATGGCCAATAAAATACGGGGAGCCTCTGGATTAACGGGCGGCGCGGTTGGTGCTCTTGATTCAATAGATGGCAGCCTTCTCAACGACGGCGATCTTGCCGTTGTCCTCGCCTCTGATGATCAGGCCTATTTCTACACGCTCGATGCCGATAGCGGGGCAACCGAGGCCTCGCCCCGTATCATTAGCCCGGATACTAATGCAGGGAATAAACGCTGGATTCGCATAGGCCCCAAGATCGACCGACTTACCAATTATGCCGATTTAAATACTGCTATCACGGCGATCGGCGCTACCGAACAAACCCTTATTATCGACAAGGCAAGCAATCTCACGGCAAATGCTACAATCCCGACTACCCTGCATGTCATAGGGATGCGGAATTGTCAGATGGACGGCTCCTACACCCTCACCATCAACGGCCCTTTCCAGGCTGGGTTGTATCAGGTTTTTGGCAGCAGCATCACGGTGAGTTTTGGAAGTGGGGCGGTGGAAAAAGTCTTACCTCAATGGCGGGGGGCGAACAATAATGAAACAGACGCAGAGGATGAAACAGCCATTGAATGGGCGATAGCAGCCGCACCTACGGGGGGAACGGTTTTCTTTCCCGCTGGCTCTCAATATTACAAGACTGCCGATGTGATCACGGTCAATAAGGCTCTAACCCTGGAAGGTGAGGGTGAAGCCTCTGAAATCCGGCAAGTCACAAGCAATAAGGGCGGATTTGAAATAACTGCATCCAATGTGACCATAAAAAACCTCAAGCTCTATGGCCCCCAATATGCAGCATATCAATCCAGTGAAGATGCTATCTATGCCCACGGAACTGACAACAACCCCGCTGCTCCGACCTATATAACTCATTTGAAAATTAAAGATTGTTATATTCAGAATTGGGGAGATGCGGGGATTCAGTGTAAATTTGTTCAGCATTTTGAAATTGCTTCAAATTATATAGAAGATTGCTATTATCACGGCATCATGCATCATTCATGCAAGAATGGCAGGATACACCACAATCAAGTAAGGGATATTACGGGATCTGTTTCTGGTAATGCTTATGGGATTTCATTGTCGAAAAACCAAGCGACAGGCACAGATGGAACGACAGATCCGATTTGCCAGGATATTCTTGTTGACCATAATGATATTTACAATGTCACGAATTGGGAGGGAATAGATACTCACGGCGGTCAATACTGTAAATTTGACTCGAATTTTATTCGGGATACCAAGCATGGAATTGTAATAACGACAGTAGAGGACACGGACGGCAATTTCTTCCCCGTTAAACATAATACCGTGAGCAACAACACGATAGTTACCAGCCTTGGGACAGTTTCAAGTGGTATAAATATAGCTGGCGATGCCTCTGGAAATTCTGAGAAACAAATCATCCTCGGCAACTATATAGGGGGATACAATAAAGGAATTCGTATAGTTCACGATAATCATAGCCAAGTAATAGGAAATGTTGTCTATAATAGCGTGGATATGGGCATTCAGTTACAGGACGAGGTTCACGATGTCGTAGTTAAAGGAAATAATATTGATACCCTGCAAGCTGGGGCAGATGCAGGAATTAAGATTGAAAGCGATACCTGTACTGGAATAATTGAGGGAAACATCATAGACGCTACAAATGCCGACTATGGGATGAACTTTGGGGTAAGCAATTACAATGCTCTCACCGTGAAAGACAATAAGATTTCAGGTTACGGCACGGCCAAATACCGCTACTATAATCGAATAGATTGGGATGAGATAATTGATAACAGTGATAATGCGACTTCGGGGGCAGGCGAAGATACGCTGGCTAGCGATACACAAAGAGCCAGCTCACTTTCAACAAATATGGGAATACACATCTTCGCAGCAGGAACCAAGACAGGGGCCAATGGCAACAAGACCATAAAACTCTATTTCGGAACTACATCATGGACAGTGCATCCAGCGGCTAACAATGAACTAAACTGGACGCTTGAGGCTGAGATATGGAATACAGCAGTAGATGCTCAAAGGGGATGGATTAGATTTTGGAATGATGATACGCTGGTTTATGCAGACTACATCACGGCTGCTGAGGATACGTCAGCGGGAACCTTTGTTATAAAGCTAACCGGGGAATGTGCTGACGCGGGAGATACGATTACCCAGACGATGTTTAGATTGAAAAAGCTGAGGACTGAAAACTGACACCTTTCCAGTCTGCTGTTTCTTTTTTACAGCCCCTCTCCTCCTTTCCCGAACCTTTTCAGACAACTTGTTTAATAATTACAATCACTTACCCCCAAAAACCAGTACCATTACGATACTGGTATGGCCACGCTAGTCAAGGGATTCAGGGCGTTGTTCCGGGGGGTTGTCGAGTTCCCTGTAATACTCCCCCTCATCACATTCAGAAATAGCCCTATCTTTTGCATCCTTTTCATTGTAGCCATGAACATCCCGATACTCTAAAAATAAATCTATTGCATCTCTGGCTATGTCTTTTGCTTTCACTCTCTCCCTCCCCATCGTTGTCAAGTAAATTGCAAATCCTATACATATGGTTGAATATATATTGTGTTTTCAATATATTACAAGCCTAGTCGTGGGTTCAAATCCCACACCGCCCACCAGTAATTTCAATAAGTTAGGTCTTTTTTCCTGTCAAGTTAGGTGTAAATTCAGACAAACGTTGCACCTTATCAAGCGCACTCTTCAACGGCGCTGTCTGGTACTCCGCATAATGATCTATCATCCGGGGATCTTGGTGCCTCAATAGATGAGACACAATTCCCCTATCCAGTTCTTTCAGCATTCCCATAGCAAAACTCTTCCGCCCAAATTCGGTAAGCGATATATTGAGTCCTGCCTTTTTAGCTGCTTCCCGAAATATGTCATTCAAGATAGTCTTGCTGTAATGTTCTCCGGTGTTTGGATTGATAAAAGCCCACGATCCTAATGATTTTGGC